ATAAGCAGGTCCATAATTATATGCAATTAATGCTAATTTAATATTTCCATTGTAACGAGTCAGTAACTCTTTTAAATATCTTGTTCCTGCGAAGATATTTTCTCGTGGGTCAAATGGATTTGTTACTCCAAGATGTTTTTGAGTGATTGGTGTTAATTGCATTAATCCACTTGCTCCTGAAGTTTTATTATATGCGTCTGCGTTAAACTGTCCGCCTGTCTCTTTTGCGATTACAGCCTTAATCCAATTTTGGCTAACTCCATATTTCATTGCAGCTTCATTAATTATAGAGTCATATTTATCTGTTTTGCTATTTATTTTTGGTGGCTTTGTTTGTGTTGCTGGAAGGTTTCCAAAAGCCATTACTTCTTCTTCTTGGCTTGGTGTGTTTCGCGGTTGCCCTTCTCTCTCTCGTTTCTTTTTTTCTAATTGCCTGGCATCATATTCCGCATCGAGTTGCCCTGTACTAAGTTTATTCCAAAAGTCAATAGGATTTGATTTAAAATGCCCCCAGTAAAAGCCTAATCTATCAAAGAAATCTTCGAGCGTGCCAATTAAATTTATAATACTATTTACAGATTTTGCACCATTCTCAGTAATCCATTTTGATACATTTTCCCACAGCGTTTTTAATTCAGGTATCTTCTTTTTGCATTCTTCAACAAAATTTTCAATCCATTTAACGCTGTTGTCTTTCCATTCATAAATGGTCTTCTTGGTTTTATCTATCCATTTTATTAGGTTATTCCAAAACTCACCGAATTGTGCTTTTTTGCCGTTAATATGTTTTTGAAAATCGTCTATCAATAATAAAATTCCAGTAATCAAAGCACTAACAAATACAAGCGGATTCTGCATTCCAATAAATATCGCACCGATTATACCTGTCCCTATTATGAATTTTTTAGCCCACGGAGGCAAAGAAGACCAGAAGTTTTGCACTTCTTTGATTATGCCTCCGAAAAAGTCCATAATCGATTTTGAGAAATTCTTGACATTGAATATCATTTTGCCAATCGTATCACCGATTTTGGACATATTCTTGACTATAAAATCATTTAATCCTTGGAGTGTAAGTCGTGCTTTTTCAAGTGGAATCTGTAGATTTTTGATAATAGAAAAACCAATCCACTGTAAAAGATACATTGACTCTTGTTTTAATCGGACAAACTCGAATAAAAAAGAGCGAATCGTGGTCATCGCTCCTTGATACTCTTTGCCGACAAACATTTTCCGACTGTCAGAAACTAACTCTTTGTACTGTTTCATCAAAGTTGGATTAAATTGGATTTCATCAATTGTAACGCCAAGTGCTTTTACAGCGGACTGGTACTCGTAAACGCTCTGTCGCGAAACAAACATTCTTTGAGCAAGTGTCTCAAATTTTTGGTCTTGTTTTGCTAAACTTGTTACGAGCTTAGTAGAAGCACCAGCGAGACCGAGCATTGATAATGTCAAACCATTTAAACCTCTTTTGAGAAAATCAGAAGCCTGCTTCATCTTATCAATGAGGTTTGTGGTGTCTTTTATTCCTTTTTGTGTCTGCTGTAATTTAGTTTTATTTAAATCGAGTCCGATTGAAACTAAATATTCTTTAATAGGGTTGCTCATTGTTTGCTCCGTTTATTATTCGTTGATTCTCAGAATCAACCATTATCATTTCGCGAATATCCAGAAGGTCATCTAAAGTATATGTTCCGTCCCACAGCTCATGCTGTTGCCAGTATTTTTGAGATACAGGCAAAAATAGAAATTCATTTATGCCTGTGTAGGAAAGAAGCTGAAGCCCTGTAGACCCTCTTGAAGTGATTTTTGTACGTTCTCTAAAAAAAAATCGCTCGCATTAAATTTTATCGAGTGAATTGCAAGTAATAATATTGTTATTGTATCGTTTTGTAATTCTATCTGTAAATTTCCCATTTCATCCAAAATAGGAAAGAATCCAGCCTCTTTTTTTACAGAGACCACACTGAGAACATCTTTCAAGAATTCAGTAAACTCTGTTTTTGACATTTGATTTTGCAAGGCTTGTAGTGCCTCCGCATCACCGCCAGCAAATAAAGAAGGTAGGGCTTTATTTATTAGTTTGAATATAATAAAGGCTCCTACCCACGCTGTGTATTTCTCTATTTTGTACTTTTTGCCTAAAACTTCAATTATTGTGCTTGTTTCTCTCTTTTCCATATTTCACCTTATATTTTCTGTGTTGTAATATCAGCAAACATCAAAGTCCAAGTAATATTCTGACCTTGTGCCTGATATGGAGTATCTGCGTCTTTTTGGAAACTGCCACCTGTACAGATTTTCTGTTCGTGGAGATATGGCGCACGAATATCTAATTGAATCTGAGCCCATTTGTTTGTACTTGCTGTTTTTAAATAATTATATAAATTATTTAAATAGGAGTGTAATGGACTTGTTTGCTGTGCATTTATTGTTACTGTTCCGTTATTGACTATGATTTTTGATACCATAACCGAGCCGTCTGCAGCTGTATCGTGAGCTGTATTATCATTTGCTTTGCTAACGGTCATATCTCCAATACCTTCATTGTACAAAGAAAGGGAAGCAAAATCAGGGTGCGAAATAACAGTCTTAATATCGCCAAAACTATATGTACTTACTGCCATTTTAAATCACCTACCTATTCACATCGATTTTAATAATTACATAGTGTATAGCTCCTGCCAATTTCAAAGCGACATAAATTGGAGGTGCTTTTCTTGCTTCTCTATCACTCTGACTTTGTGAATCAATAGATTCAGCTTGTACTAAATAGCCGTTCGGTATTGAATCGCCTGTTTCTAAATTTAGAATCTTTTTGCCTTGCCATACTCCACCAGCAATAAATCCAGCGTTAAACATATTGTTACAGATTTTGTTTAGAACACTTATTAAAAGTGTCATTCCATCTTCTGTTTGAGCTATTTTAGTATTTGAAGTTAACTCATTCATAATTGCATTTTGCATTTCAAGCTGGTATTTATCAAGCTGAATAATTTCGTCGAAGTATGAGCCGTCAGCCATTTTACCCTGTTCGAAAATCTTATATGTGCCTCTTTGGTCATAAACATTTCCATTGTTGCTGTTCAGGTGATTGAATCCAGTTTTGCTTATGCTGTCCTCAACATTCACTCCGATTTCTGGTTTATATGCCAAAGTGAATGAAATATTTTTGGTAATTATTCCCATAACCCAGCCAATAATTGCACAAACTGCGTCAAGATGCTGGGTAGAATACTGACCAAAACATCTTCTTAGTCCGAGTGCTTTCAATGAGGCAAAAATGTTAGGGTTGCTTGTTAGTGCGTTCGCCTCGTTAGTGGTGAAACAGAACAAAGCTGAAGGACTGCAGGATTCACAATATTGAGCACCTGCAATAATTTCAGAATCTGTAATCGCTGAACAAACGCTCACACAATACCACTCGTCATTGGCTTGACGGCACGCTGTCAAATATTCTGTGATAGTTTCATTTCTTGTAACTGTATCTGGTACAATTAAATCACTTCCAGTTACTTGCGTATCAGAAAGTAAATATGACTGCTCTTCTGCAATGTATTTGCCAACTTCTGCATCTGGATTTAATGCTTGAGCATCGGTCAAGTTTATTTCTCCAGTTTGTGGAGTTGTACCATCTGCAATAATTTCAAGATATCCTGTTTGAGCAGTATCTGAAAGAGCATATCCTTGATAAATATATTTTCCGACTTCTGCACTTGCATTTAATTCTAAAGCATCGGCTAACAGAATCTCTCCGTCTTCAGCGACATTGGCTTCTGTTACAGTGCCGATTCTACCAACTGCTATTTTACTCGGTTTTTCTTCCTGCCCAAAAAGAAGAACGGCCGCTTGATACAATCTGTCTGATATCAAGAAGCCGTCTTCGAGCATTTCATCTGTACTTGAATAAATTTTGATTCGGTCATTAAATGCTGTTTCATTGCCAACGATAAGTGGCAAATTAAACTGCCGACCGCTTGTGCTTATAACTGGTAAATTCACAGTTATGTTGACAATATCATCAAGTGGTAATGACATTTTTTTATTCTCCTTCTACAATAATATTAGCTTGATTAATATAGTTAATTTCTTCCGTTGGAGATGTCCACCAACGATTGAAAGTAATTTCAAAATCATATCTTTGGTACCATACTCCGTTTAATTGCTCGGGGAAAAACATTGCTGGCTGGTGGTATGGTACAATAAAAATATTGTGTTCTCTTAATGTCTTTCTTGTAGATTCTAAAAAGAATCCGTCACGAATTAATAAAGAGTTGTTGTATGAGTGAGGGCCATAGACAACGAACTTGACATTAATTGTAATTGTCTTGCCGTGCGTGCGTTCTATGGAATCCTTGACAGAGTTGTAATTGTCCTCAAAATATAATTCTTTAGAAATATTTGACTCCGCCTCAATCACATCAAAAAAAATTCGGTCTTCCGTATTCGAGAATGACGGTTGACCGAATGCTTGGTGTTCACGGCATATATTATTTTGATTGAAATTAGGTAAAATTGTTTTTACCACATCGTAAATAATTTCTTCTATTTCATTCATCTTTTCTCCAAAATAAAAAAGAGCCTTTCAGCTCATTTATGGTCGTTTAATCCACCAACCCTCTTTTCCATATTTTTTCCTATCATACATGTTAAAAAACAAACTTTTCTTTTTTAAGAGTTTTTGTAGTTCTTCAATCAATTCCTTTTGATTAGCTGGGTCTTTAGGAAAATATTCTAATTCTGTAAAACCACTATTCTCTATTACTTTTAAATTTAAAAATTCTCCATCGACTTGTAAATTAAAATCCATTACAAAGTCAATAATCTTTACATTTTTTTTATTTTCCATCTTCATTGATTCCCATAGCCTTCCAGAAACCTT